TACAGGGTAAACTATTTATAAATGAAGGCTATACAGCATGAGCAATCCAAATCAGGTTGTAGTATCACAGGTTTCTGATGTCACTACAGTCGAAATAACCACAAGAGGCGCACAAGGCCCTGCCTTTTCTGATGGTGATAAGGGTGATGTAACGGTATTAAATGATGGTACAGCGATTAGTATAAATAATAATGCTATAACAAGTTCGAAGATTTTAAATGGAACGATAGTAGATGCAGATATAAATGCTAGTGCTGCAATTGCCTTGTCAAAACTTGCCACTGGTGCATTACCCACAGCCATAACAGTAACCAGTGCGAATATAAGTGATTTAAGTATTGTTGATGCTGATATCAGTTCAAGTGCAGCCATATCTTTAAGTAAGTTGGCTACTGGAGCGTTACCTACAGGTATCACAATAAGTAGTGCTAATATTCCTGATCTTACTATTGTCAACTCTGATGTTAGTGCCAGTGCTGCTATAGAGGGATCAAAATTACAGGCTTCATCTGGATCTAATTCTGGAACGATATCTGCTGCTAATTTTACAAAGTTAGCTGGTATTGAGACAGGTGCGACAGCGGATCAGACTGCAAGTGAAATAAAAACTGCTTATGAAAGTAACAGTGATACCAATGCTTTTACTGATGCTGATCATACTAAACTTGATGGAATAGAAACAGCAGCTACCGCAGATCAGACTGCTAGTGATATAAAAACTTTATTACAATCTGACAAACTAACTGTAAATGAAATAGCTGATGATGCAGTCACAACAAACAAAATAAATGCTAGTGCTATTACTACTGCAAAAATTGCTGATGACGCAATAACTTTAGGTAAGATTGGTGATAATCAAGTAAGAAATAACCATATATTTACTCAATCAGTAGGCACAGATGAATTAGCTGTTGGTGCTGTTACGACAGGAAGAATAGCTGATAGTGCAATTACTTCAGCTAAAATTGCTGATGGAACTATTGTTAATGCTGATATAAATGCAAGTGCAGCGATAGATGGGTCAAAAATTTCTCCTACTTTTACTAGCAATGTAACGATAACTGGTTCTCAACTAACTTTTAGCAATAACTCAGGTGGTAAAATAAGATTTCTTGATACTAATAATAATCCCGATTACGAAATATTATCAAATTCGGCTGTATTTCAAATATCACAAAGTACAGATGATCCAATCATAAAAATAAATTCAAATAAACATATAGATCTTAAGTACAATGTAGATTGCGAAGCTGGTCTTGATGTAACAGGTGATTTGACAGTAAGCGGAAACATGACCGTTTCTGGAACGACCACAACGATTGATACGACTACACTTACAGTTGAAGATAAAAATATTGAACTAGGCAAGGTATCAACTCCTACCGATACTACTGCTGATGGTGGTGGTCTTACATTAAAGGGTGCTACAGATAAGACGTTCCAATGGTTAGATGCTACAGATAGCTGGACAAGTAGTGAGCATATCGCATTGCCTGATAATAAAAAGCTACAAATTGGTGCTTCTCAGGATTTAGAGTTTTTCCACGATGGCAGCACATCAAGAATAGTAAGTGATGCTCACGCTTTGATGTTAAATACAACTACTTTTGTATTAAAAAATGCTGCCTTTACCGAAGATATGATAACTGCTGTATCAGATGGTGCAGTAAGTCTATATTATGATGGCAGTAAAAAGTTTGAGACAACTTCAATCGGTGCTGCTGTAAATGGAGCTTTAGAAGTAAATGGTACAGGAACTTTAAATAATGATGAATTGCAGTTTTCTTTTTCTGCACCTGAAGGTCATATAAAAGTTAAAAATTCAAGTGGCTCACCAGCATCAAATTTAAAATTACACACAACAGATACAAGTGGTACTTTAAATAATTTATTAAAGCTTTCACATGATAAGAAAGTACAAATACCACTAGATAACGCAAAGCTACAAATCGGTGCTGGTCAAGATTTACAGCTTTTTCACAATGGAACTCACAGCTTTGTTTCCAATGATGGAGGTGCTGGTAATCTTGTATTCTATGGTAATGGAACTAACAGTATAGTTGCACAAGCAGTAGCTGGTGAAAATAGTTTTATTGGTAATTCTAATGGGTCAGTAGAACTTTATTATGACAACAGTAAAAAGCTTGAGACAAGATCAAACGGCATAAATATTACAGGTAGGCTTTTTTGCGATGGAGCTTTGGCTAATGATCGTGGTTTAATTTTTAACGACAATATAAAAATATCATTAGGAAATTCTAATGATTTAGAAATTTATCACGATAGTAGCCATAGTTATATAGAAGATTCTGGAACTGGTGAATTACGTTTAAAATCTAACTTAATAAGATTTCAAGGTACTAATGGTGAACCTTTAGCTATTTTTGAAGAGGATAGTGCCGTTGCTCTATATTATGATAATTCAATAAAATTAAATACAAATGCTGTTGGTGTTAGGTTTGTTGGAAATTTAAGAGGGATTGATAATGAAAAAATACAACTTGGTGCTAGTCAAGATTTAGAGCTATATCATTCAGGTAGTCACTCATTTATTGATAGAAAAGCTGGTGGAACTGGTGATATTTATGTTCGATTAGGTACTGACAATGCAATTATTACTAAGACAGATGCAGCCGTAGAACTCTACTACGACAACAGTAAAAAGTTTGAAACAAAGAGCAATGGAGTTGAAATTACAGGTAATGTTGACATTTCTGGTTTACTTTCGATAGATGACAACCAACAAGTAGTTTTTGGTGATAGTCATGATCTTGCCATAAAACATGATTCTACTCATTCCTTTATTTCAAATGGTACTGGTAGTTTGTACTTGAGGTCAGATGCAATACTGTTACAAAGTAACACGAATCACGAAAATTATATAATAGGTTCATTAAACGGAAGCGTAGAACTCTTCTTTGACAACAGCAAAAAGCTAGAGACAACAAGTGCTGGAGCGTCTATAACAGGAAGGTTAAATTTAAGTGATAACTTAGACATGCCAGATAATGCCAAGATTATTCTTGGTGATGGTGATGACTTAAAAATTCTTCACGATGGAAGCAATAGTTTTATTTCTGAAAGTGGAACTGGAAATTTAGTTATTAGCACTACTTCTGGTTCAATAAGAATAGAGAAAAACACTGGCGAACCTATGATTCATGCCAATGTTGACGGAGCAGTAGAGCTATATTACGACAACGAAAAAGTTTTTTATACAAGAGGTGATGGTGTTCAAGTACAAAATGTTAATGGAGATGGTGTTCTTTATGTAGTTGGTAGTGAGGGGAATGAGGCAATTGTTAAATTACACGCTGATGACGGTGATGATAACGCTGATAAGTTTCAAATTGTATCTCATGCGGATAACTATTTTGCTATACAAAACTTTGCATCAGGATCTTTTGAGAATAATTTAAAGGCTTTTGGAAACGGAGCAGTAGAGCTATTTTACGACAACAGTAAAAAACTAGAGACAACTTCAACAGGAGTGTCGGTTACAGGAGCTATCACTGGAACGGCAGACGCAACCATAAACGGAGTTACTGTTGGTAAAGGTGCAAACTCTGTTACTGGTAACACTGTTCTTGGTGTAAATGCTTTAAGTGGTGCTGTTACTGGACTTTACAATACAGCAGTTGGTGCTGATACTTTAGAAGCTAATACAAGTGGAAATAATAACGCTGCTTTTGGTACAGATGCTTTAAAAGCAAACACTACAGCAAGTAATAATACTGCCGTTGGTTATTATGCCTTGGTAGCAAACACAACTGGAACTAATAACACTGCCGTAGGTAATCAAAGTTTAGGTTCTAATACAACAGGAACTAATAACACTGCTGTTGGAAGAAGTTCTTTAGAAGCAAACACAACTGGAGGAGAAAACACAGCTATAGGTAGAGGTTCCCTCGATTCTAATACTTCAGGAAGCAATAACGTTGGAATAGGTAGATCAGCGTTAGGTTCAAATACTACAGCCAGTCACAATACTGCTGTTGGCTATGAATCTTTAAATAAAAACACAACTGGAAATTCAAACGTAGCTGTAGGTGGTACTGCTTTATCTAAAAACACTACTGGTACTAACAACGTAGCGGTAGGTAGATCAGCTTTATTTGCTCATACTACAGGGGGTAACAACACTGCAATAGGTAGACATGCCTTATCTCTTAGCACAACTGGTACACAAAATACTGCTGTTGGTAGAAATGCTGGTAATCTAACAACTACTGGTAGTAATAACCTTAGTCTAGGTTATGACTCAGATCCATCTTCTGCTACAGCAGGTAATGAAGTAACACTTGGTAATAGCAGCATTGCAACCCTTAGATGTAACGTACAGACCATATCTTCCCTATCAGATGCAAGAGATAAAACAAACGTAATTGACTTACCAGAAGGATTAGACTTTGTAACTAAATTAAGACCTGTAAAATTTAAATGGGCAACCAGAGATGGTAATGGTAAAGATGGATCGTTTGAACATGGCTTTATTGCCCAAGATCTACAAACAGCACAGAAACAAAATGATGCAGATTATCTAAACATGGTTATGGATGAAAACCCTGACAGGCTAGAAGCAAGTTATGGTAAACTCGTA